TAGTTGACGCTAATTATACTCATAGTGGTAATAAAAAAGAGTATACTTTAAAAAAAACAATATCAGAATTAAAATTACCATCTGAAAAAATAGAAGTAATAGAAGTAGACTTATCTGAAGAATGTTTGCCAGATTGTGATTTTTACGATGAACATTTTTTAAATACAAGTCAAAAAACTTCAAGAGACAGATTTCAAAGAGACGTAATATCTAAATGTTTAGATACAAATAATTTTTCAGAAGAAACTATTTTTATAATTAGTGATTGTGATGAAATTATAAATCCAAAATATATTGATACTTACAAAAAAGCATGTTATGATAATCCTCAGTTCATTTTTAAAGCAGATTTAGTATATTTGGAAGGTAAGTGTAATTGCAGGTTATATTGTTCAGATTCTCCGGATATTCCCGCTGAGTGGAGATATTCATTATTTTTCTGCAATAAGAATCAACTTAAAAATATGAGTTTAAGTGCGATTCGTGGTGGTGTATACGATTATCTTATTAGGTGGGTTTATTCTGGTGATGATAGAATTAAAGACGTTGGTTGGCATTTTTCTTGGATGGGATCAAATCAAAATAGAATATTAAAGTCAAAATCTTTTTGCCATTATAATCAGGAAATCGATACTTTAAAATATAGTAACTATTCAAACGTTGAAATGGAAAACTTTTTGTTAGAATATAATTTTAGTGAAGGTGAAATATGCCCTAGTGGAAATATTGGTATGATTATCAAACAATATCCACTAGAAAATTTACCTCAGATTATATTTGATCTTCCCAGAGTTAAACAATTTCTCTTACCCCAACTAGCATATAATGGAACGAATTGAGACAACTATTCTCAGAAATTTAGTATTTAATGAAGATTACTCACGCAAAGTTATTCCTTTCATACAACCAGATTATTTTGAGCAAAAGACCGAAAAGGTCATTTTTGAGGAAATTGTCCAATTTATTGTTAAGTACGGTTCAGCAATCACGATCGAAGCTCTCAATATTGAGATAGAAAATCGCACAGATCTTAATGAAACTGAGGTCAAAGATATCAGGGAAATTAATTCTTCTCTGAATGATGCTGCTGTTGAAAAGCAGTGGTTGCTTGATACAACTGAAAAGTGGTGTCGTGATCGTGCTATTTACTTAGCACTTATGGAATCAATCCATATTGCTGATGGAAATAATGATAAGAAAAATCGTGATGCGATTCCAAGCATTCTTTCCGATGCTCTAGCAGTATCGTTTGATAATAATATCGGACACGATTATTTGCAAAATTATGAGGAACGTTATGAGTTCTATCACAGACAAGAAGATAAGATCGAATTCGACTTGGACTACTTTAACAAGATCACAAAAGGTGGTATACCTAATAAGACTCTCAATATCGCTCTTGCTGGTACGGGTGTCGGAAAAAGTCTCTTTATGTGCCATGTTGCTGCTTCCGTCTTATTGCAAGGCAGGAACGTTCTCTACATCACTCTTGAAATGGCGGAGGAACGAATTGCTGAGCGAATTGATGCAAACCTCCTCAATGTCCCGATTCAGGATATTGCAGAACTACCAAAGCAGATGTTTGAAAATAAAGTAACGAATCTTTCAAAGAAAACTCAGGGAACTCTAATTATCAAAGAGTATCCAACTGCTTCTGCTCATGCTGGACACTTCAAGTCACTTCTTAATGAACTTGCACTTAAGAAGTCATTTAGACCTGATATTATTTTCATTGACTACCTTAATATTTGTGCTTCCTCTAGGTATCGCGGAAATAGTAACATCAATTCCTATACGTTTGTAAAAGCAATTGCTGAGGAACTTAGGGGACTTGCCGTTGAGTTTAATGTTCCAATTGTCTCCGCTACCCAGACCACTCGTTCAGGTTATGGTTCTTCTGATGTTGAACTTACTGATACTTCTGAATCCTTTGGTCTCCCTGCTACTGCTGATCTTATGTTTGCCCTTATTAGCACTGAAGAATTGGAGGGATTGGGACAGATACTTGTAAAACAACTTAAGAATCGTTATAACGACCCTACCATTCATAAGCGGTTTGTGGTTGGTATTGATAGAGCAAAGATGCGTCTTTATGATTGTGAACAGTCTGCTCAACAGGATATCCTTGACAATGGAAAGGATGAAGAGTATGATTATGAAGAAAGAAAACCTAAAAAATCATTTGAGGGATTCAAGTTTTGATTTACTACACGGTATTTGATGCAAATGGTAACAAGATTGCCGATTGTGGTGATGAAGGAGATGCTAAGTGGTTGGCAGAATGTCGCAGAGGCACTTATAAAACCAACAGACTTGACTGGAGCGTAACTATTGATGTAGAATTGCCAAGATTTGAACTTCCTGTCCACCAAGTTGTTCCTAAAGAATATTGGAATTCTATGTATCCAGACATTCCAGATGACATTGATGAACCGATTGTTAAACAACTTTCTGAATCTGACCTAGAAAAATTTACTGTTAATTGATATGACTAAAGTTATTGACTCTGATAAGTATATTGAATTTGTGCGCCAAACGACAAGTCCTGCCAGTAGTGACTTTGCACAACTTCTCACTCGAATGACTGAACTTGAAGCAAATGATGATGCAGATGTTCCCCGTCTCTTGACTGCTGCTTTTGGTATTAGTGCGGAAGCAGGTGAGTTTACTGAAGTTGTTAAAAAGATTTTCCTTCAAGGAAAACCTTATAATGAAGATAATGTTTTTCACATGAAGCGTGAACTTGGAGATATCTGCTGGTATATTGCTCAAGCGTGTATGGCACTTGATACTAACTTTCGTGAGATTATGGAAATGAATTATGAGAAGTTAAGTGCTCGTTATCCTGACGGTACATTTGATGTTTACCGTTCTGAAAATCGTGTGGAGGGAGATCTGTGACTAAAGAAAAACAAGTTACACTTAAATTAGATGCTCGTACTGCAGCAGCAGTTCGTCAAGTTTTATTTGATGCACAGAAAGGATACACTTATGATGAAGTGAGTGTTCCTCCTCGTGTCTCTGATATTCGTGGAGTAATTCAACAACTTGATGATAATATTGGCGCTGTCCTTGGTGTTTGACCCTTCGGGGTCTTTTTTTATAAATATCTAAAAAAGTATTTGTAAAAAATGGACTCTAAAGAACTACGCGGTTTGATGGAAGCATATGCCGCAGTTTATGCCCCAAAAGAAAAAATTGAAGAAGCAATGCATGAAGATGAAGATGAAGAAGATGAGAAGGAAATGAAAAAAGGTAAGAAGTCCAAAAAGTCTGAAGAAGACGAAGAGGGCGATGAAGAGGAAGATGAAGATCTAAAAGAAGCATCTTACTCCGCAAAAGCAGCAAGAGTAGGTAAGGATATTGGCAAACCTGGTAAAGCATTTGCAAAGATTGCAAAGTCTGCTGCAAAGCGTTATGGTTCTGAAGAGCGTGGTAAAAAGGTAGCAGGAGCAATCCTTGCAAAACTACGTGCTAAGAAGGGTTAATAAATAACCACGGAAGGTTGCTCCAACCCACTTGACTTTTAGTTAAGTGGGTTTTATAATATCTGCATCGGGGAATTAGCTTAGTTGGTAGAGCGCCTGCTTTGCACGCAGGAGGTCAGGAGTTCGAGTCTCCTATTCTCCATTTCTAAATAAAAATAAAACACGATGGCTGTTTTAAATAGCACTTCTCCAGGACAACTTGGCAAATACGTTTTGCCAACAATAGAAATAATCAGAACTGGAACAGTAACTACAGCAACAAAAACCTTTAAATTGACTAAAGGTAAGTTTAATGAAGATGCCATAAAAAAATTTGCCGATGTTGGAATGAAGGGGTCTTCTTATCAAAAAGAAGCTTTACAAATTCCTTTAGAAACTACAGATCCAAAAAATAAATATGTTAATATTGGTAGATTAAATAAGCCTAATATAAAATACAATCTTGGTGACATGGCAGAAGGAGTTGTTGGGGCAGCTATCACCGCTAGATTTATATACAAAAATAGAAATATAAATTCTCAACTTGTATATGGAGTTTTGAGAACTTTGGCGAAGGCTGGAACTAGTAACTATCCAGGAAAGAAAGGTAAACAAGTTGAAAAAACATTTAAGTCTGCGAATGCAAACCCAAAAATTATGGATGATGTTAGATGTTTTATATCTTTAGCCGAAGTAAATATGAGTGCTTTGCTTGAGAGAAGTAAGGAATCTATATTAAAAGAATATGTAGACTCCGCAGTAAAATATGCAAACAGTAATAATGTTAAGAAGTGGGCGGAGTTAGTTTATAACAATAATAGATATGACAAAATAGAAGTATTGTCTGATGGATTGGGGGGACAAAAAACAACAAAAGTTGATGTCACTGTCAAAATTACTGATGATAAAGGAAAATTAATGCCGGTTGATATTTTAGTTTCATTAAAAGCTGGTGATGTGAAACAATTTGGTCAAGTTTCTGGAGCAGAGTTTTCGAAACAAGAAGAACTATGGGAACGCTTATTTGGCTATAAAAAAATTATCAAACCTTTGGAAAAAGAATATGAAAAGTTAATGTTTGTTGATAAGCAACCAGATGAAGCAGTATTTTTGGTATATCAAAAAGTAAGTCAACAACTGCAGTCAGATTTGAATAGTAATAAGTCTGAGGAAATTTTAAAAAAAATGTCAGCAGCTATAAAATATTTTGCTACCTTAAATGAAGATTACGTATCTCTTGTGCAAGTAGGTGGTGGTAAAGCAAAAATTTATAAGTTTGATAACATTTATGAAAAATTAATTGGAAGAGACTATAGATCATCCATAAAAACTGGAGCAAGTGGGTTGCCCACAATAATTATAAGTAGTGGTAATGAAGATCTAATTCAATTTAGAGTAAAACAAGAATTCAAATCTGATGGTAGTCCATATATAAGAAATTACGTCGAAAAATTATCTTTACTTGGAGATTTGTTGGCAGAAACATTGTAATAAATAAAGGTATAAGATTAAACAATATGAAGAGTTTTTTCCAATTTCTAAATGAGGCAACCCAATCGCAAGCATCGATGCAAGCGAAGAAGTTAAACCTCAAGAGTGATGGTCACGGCGGTTGGTTGGACAGTCGTGGAGAATTTGTTGCGAAAACAGAAGGGGGAAAATTAGTATTCTATGATAAAGGTAGAGTAGACGGGGGTAAAGACCAACCAAAAGGTGCGGTAGGAAGATCGGATGCTGCATCAAAACCAGAAGCAAAACCAACTGCAGCACCTGCACCAAAGGCATCAGCAAAAGCAACTCCATCAACTGCAGATGTTCCTACGGATAGTGATACCTTAACTGTTGCATTTGGAAGATTTAATCCACCAACAGTAGGACACGAAAAACTTTTGAAGTCTGCAAGAAAGGCAGCTGCTGGTGGAGATTTGAAGATTTATCCTTCAAGAACTCAGGACCCAAAGAAAAATCCTCTTGATCCTGATATGAAGATTTCTTTTATGAAAAAAATGTTCCCCGACTTTGATGAGAATATTATTAATGATGATGAAATGAAATCAATTTTTAATGTACTAGTTGCAGCATCTGAGGAAGGATATGCTAATGTCAATATAGTTGTTGGATCTGATAGACAAGCGGAATTTGAAAATCTTGCTCAGAAATACAATGGAGACTTATACCAATTTGATTTAATCCGTGTTATTTCTGCTGGTATGAGAGATGCTGATGCCGAAGGCGTTGAAGGTATGTCTGCATCTAAAATGAGAAAGGCAGTTATCGAAGATGATTTTGAATCTTTCCGCAGAGGAACACCAAAGACATTAGATGATGGTGATACTCAAGCACTCTTTGATGCAGTCCGTCAGGGAATGGGTGCAAAGAAAAAGAAGAAGGTTGCTGAGTTGTGGCAGATTGCTCCAAAGTATGATTTAGAGACTCTCCGTGAAAATTATATTACTGGCAAAATTTTCAGAATTGGTGATATTGTAGAAAATTTAAATACGGGATTGGTTGGAGAAATTATGCGTAGAGGTACAAATTATCTCATCTGTGTCACTGAAGATGGTTATATGTTTAAATCTTGGATTCGTGATGTAATGGAATATACTGAAGTGAAAATGGAAAAGAAAGTGAGAGTTTCTGGTAAACCGAATACATTAGTTGGAACGGGTGGATATTTTAAATATGCTGTTGATATGACACCTGGATTTGAAAAAGGAGACAAAACAAATCTTCAATATGGCGCAAAACCTTATAGTGGATATAAGCAAACTAACGTTAAGGAATTCATAAATAAGTATAAGGTAAAGAAATAGTAAGTTACAATGTCTATCAATCCTCTGAATGATATTTCCAGAGTGTATCTGGAGCAAGTTTCTGTTGATGAAGCAAAGCAATCTTTCCCTTTTAAGAAGGTTGAAGGAAAGATGAAGGAGAAATTTGCTAAGTCAGTATGGGCTAAAAAAGGAAATCCTGCTGTTCCTAATACAACTGATGATGAGAAGAAAGCAACTACTCAGCACAGTAAAATGTTCCGCACTTATGAGAAGGAAAAGAGGGCAAAACAAGAGGCAGATAAGGCAAGACGTTCATCGACTTTTTATAAGGACACTCACCCAGCAAGTGCTCCTAAGATGAAGAAAGCAAATGAAGAGTTTGAAATTGATGAAGCAGTGAAGGGTGCTGATCCAGAAATGAGAAAAGCAGCTGCCGTTGAAAGAAAAGAAGGGGATAAAAGACTTGCTCCTTCAAAAGGAAAAGGTTATGCAGACCAGCAAAAACAAAGCATTGCATATATGGACAAGTTGACCAAGAAAAATAAGAACGTAGTTGGTCTTGTTGCTAAGGAAGCATTAGACCCAGTTGGTCAAGAGGATGCCGATATTGATAATGATGGAGATATTGATAAGTCTGATAAGTATCTTCATAAGAGAAGAAAAGCAATTGGCAAGGCAATTGCCAAAAAGAAATCGGTAAAGGAAGGTTTCTCAAATTGGAGACAAGATCTTGCTGAGGTTATGGATGACACTGAAGCAAGTAAGAAAATCAAAGAAAAAAAGGTTAATAATAAAATCAAAATTAATCCCAAACTCAATGAAGCAG